CCGACGTCATCGACAGCGCTGGCATCCCATGCGCCGAGCCCGGCGACGTCGAGAAAGGGCGCTCCGCGGACGCACCTCCGAGCGTTTCAGCGGGCGTCACGGCCTCGATCGATGGCGAGCCCGTCTCGACTGGCGGCGCGGCCTCAAAGGGCAGCGGAGAGCCCGGAGGCGCAGGCGGTAGCTGAATCTTCGCGATGTTCTCGCCGCCGTCCTCGACGCTCCACGCGGGCAAGCCCAGCGAGGCGCGGATTTCGTTGACGCGCACGCTGCCGGTGTCGATGGCGTCGCGCGTGATCGGCAGGCTGTCGTCAAAGAGCGTCTCGATGACCGGCAGCGGGATATCGGCGCGGCGCAGATTGTAGTACGCGAGCCACCTGACCACGTCGCGCGTGATTGAGCCCCACATCAGCGTCGAGTCGAGCTTGCTGTTCTCGAGCCGCACGCCGTCGCGCGTCTCCGTGCTCGAGCGCGAGCCGTTTGCGCCGCTGAGATAGAGATCGGGACTGACGCCGAGCGCGAGGAACAGCTCCTCGTTCAGCGACGCACGAAGCTCTTTCCAGACGCCCGTCGAGCCTGCGCCTGCAGGGTCGATGATCTTGATATCCGACGTGCCGCTCGTGACACCGACGCTGTCGGCCGTGAGCTGCTGTAGGTCGTCGAGGATGCGCTGCCGCTGCGCGCTATCCGACGACGCGGCCATCTGCGCGAGCACAAGTGGATTGCCGAATCGCTCAGCGCCAACCAACCAGAACGTCCAGACGTTGCGCTTGAACATCCAGTAAAAGACCGCCGCGAGGAAGTCGCCTTGGTCCATCGGCCGGCCGGGGTCCGTCCACGGCACGTGCACGAGGAACTTCGCCGGATAGTTGATCGTGTTGTACCACTGGTAGTCAAAGTCCCTGACCTCGAGTGACCAGTCCTGCGCGTACCGCAAGTTGCGCGTTTGCACTGGCACCGGCTGCGGCATCCACGCGCCGCCGCGACGCGACCACACCAGCTCGTGACACGAGATGCCCATGCCGATGGCGTCGAGGACGCGCATCAGGAACGTCTCGCGCGCCTCAAGCGACACGAGCCATTCCTTGGTCAACTGCACCAGCTCTTCAGCAGCGCCGCGCATCTCGGGCGCGACGTCGTCGGCCATGCGCACGGCGAAGCCGCGGCCAGCCACCGACGAGCGGCGCGTCGAGTACGCGCGACGCACGACGGGGTCACGGCGCATCTGCGTCGCCATGTCCGCCCAATACTCGTAATTGCCGAAGTCGAGCTCGCGCAGCGCCGTCGAGATGCGCCCCGGCGACACCGGCTGTAGCGCGCGCCCGCTGATGGCCGACAGCGACTGCGGCCTGATGACGCGACCCATCTCGGGGATGCGCGTGACCGGCCCCATCGGCTCAGGCGCAGCGGCAGCGACCGGCGCGGTCTTCTGCGTGCGTGGCTTGCGAGACGTCATCGGCTAACCCCAGTAGTTCTTGCGCCCGACGCGGGGCGCGTAGTCTGTCGTCAGGTCAGCAGACACGCGCCTGCCAGTGCTCGCGACGCCGCTGCCGACGTGCATCTCCGCGAGCAGGTCGAACGCAGCCGCGAGCGCGTCGACTTGGTCGTCGTGCGCGTCGCCCTGCCCCGTAAATCGCGCGACCTCGTCGCAGAGGTCAGGCAGCCACGCAGCGCCCTCGCGCACGAGCACGCGGCCCGCGTTCCACGCTGCTGCCAGCGGTGTGGCGCGCGCGTACTTGTCTCCGATGGCCGTCTTGACCTCGACTTGCAGCCCGACTCCTCGAGGTGGCGGCAGCGCGAGGAAGTCGAGCGCGCCGCGGTCAGCGCCGCCTGCGTAGATGCGCGACGCGGTGTGCGGCCAGCGTGCCCTAAGCATCGCGAGCTGCTGCGCGAAATCGCTCGCACGCATCTGCGCGCGCAGCACGTCGAGGACGTAGTACCGCGCGTCCTGCCCTTGTCCCGCCTTGCCCATCACCACTGCCACCGACCAGTCCGCGCTCGTCTTCGCTGAGTATGCGAGGTCGAGCCCGATGCCGCGCGTGAGCTCGCCCGGTGGCGTCGAGTACGTCGTCGGCGTTGCTGAGAAAACTGCGCCACCGCGCGCTCGAGGCTGGCCCATGTAAAGCGCTGCCCACTCGTACGGCCCGACCTCGCGCTCGCGCTGGCGCAGGAACTCACGCGGGCGCTGCGACGGCCACAGCGACTCGTCCTCGGCGGTGATCGCCGGGAGATTCACGACCTCCCAGCCGTCAGCTTCGAGCCTGCCGATGAGGTCGTCGGGATGCCAGCGTGTATGCACAACGATGCACGAGCCCGTGGGCGCGATGCGCGTGAGCGCCGTCGACCGCAGCCAGTCGGAAATCTTCTCGCGCTCGCGCCGCGACTCAGCCTCTTCGCGATTTTTGTGCGGGTCATCGACCACGACGACCTGCGCGGCATAGCCGGTGAGCGGCCCGCCGATGCCCGTCGCGAGCAGACCACCACCCTCGACCAGACGCCAGCGTCCAGCCGCGCTCGTGTCGTCGCGCAGTGACAGCCCGGCCTCGCGTGCGAGGTCGCGAATCTCTTTGCTGCGGTCGTGCGCGAAGTCGGCCGAATACGACGCGTACACCACTGGCCACGTCGGATGACGCGACAGCATCTGCACGATTCCATGCTGGATCAGCGTGGTCTTGCCGAACTGCGCCGGGACGCTCACGCACGCACGCACCGTCTCGCCACGCATCGCGCGCTCGAAGAGAGCGGCCACCGGCGCGAGGTGCTGCGGCGGCTCCCATCGCGGAGACAGCGCGTGCACGTAATCCACGAGGCTCAGCCTGCGCCGCGGGTCTTCGCGTGACGGCGACTTCTCCGCGCGCAGTCGCTCAAGCTCCTGCGCCGCTGCCGCTCGCAGCCGCGTCGACACCTGCGCCTGCCGCCGACCGCGTATCAGCTCGCGCACCGTCATCAATGCGCCTCGTCTGCGGCCTCGTCGTCGTCGGCCCTGTCATCGCCAGCAAGCCGCGCGAGCAGCACCGCGTACCACTCAGACGGCAAGCACTCGCGAGCAGCCGTCAGCACGTCGTTTGCCGCGGCCTCCTGCGCGCGGATGACGAGCTGCTGCGAGGGCGCGTACGTCTCAGGCATCGTGCGCTCAAGCAGCCATGCGCGAGCTTTCCAGTCGCTTTCCTCGCCAGCCTGCGTGGGCTTGGCTTGCAGCCGTATCTGGTCGAGCATCGACTGCTCAAATGCCGAGCGCGCGCGTGCGACAGCGCCGAAGAAATCCGCGTATGGCTCGCGTCCTGCGTCAGCCTGCGAGCGCCACTTCTCGATGCATCGCGGCGACACGCCCTCGGCTTCGAGCGCTGCCGGTAGACGCAGCCCGTTCTCGACTCGCGCGCATACCCGCTGCGTGAACGCTGGCGTGATGTGCGACGGCCTGCCGAGCGGCGCGCTCAGCTGCCGAGGCTCCTCGCCCTTCCGCTGCCGCTTGCTCATGCCATCACCATCGCAGGAATCCCGCGCATTGTAAGGGACGCACGCAATACAGGGTCGGCGCAAGCCGATTGCGCGGCAACGATAGGCGCGCATTGACGCATCATTCGCCCCTCTTGCGCGGCTTCGGTGGACGCCTGCCAGACGCAAGGTGCTCGGCCATCCACGTTTGCAGCTCGGCCTTCACCGCGACGACGCCCGCAAAGGTCTTGTAAACCGGCAGCGACTTCTCGTCTGACAGATACCGCACGGTGCGCTCGCTACAGCCGCACGTCGTCGCAATCTCTTTCCAGCCTTGCAGATCCCACGGTGTTGCCCTGCTCGCAGCCATAGCCGTCAACCTCCCGTCGTGCGGGACCAGCCCGCGCGCGCTCATTGCCCGATATAGCTCTAGCAGCCCCTCGCGTCGCATCGTGATCACGTGCCCGACTGGCACCTCGACGCCGAACGCCTGCGACGCGTACGCCGCGATATCGCTGGCAAGCGGCTCCTCGTACGGGTCAACGTCCTCCTCGCCCTTGCGCGGCCTGCCACGCACCGCGATGCGCGTCTTAGGCTTCTGCTGCCGCACGCCCTCCCCGAAGCGCGGCTGCGGATGCTGCATCGGTAGTCGGCTGCCCATGACGCCGAGCACCGACCACACGACGACCGCCCGCGCCTGCGCTGCCGACAGCCGCTCCTCGACCGGGTACGTGCGCAGCGTCCAGCCGTCCGCGAGGCACAGCGCCCACAGCCGCGACACGGGCGCGATGCGCTCGACAGCCCGCTGCGCGGCGTCCCCTTGCGATGCCCCGCTGCCGCCCCAAGACTGCGCCTCAAACCGCGACGGGTCGCTGGTCGACCGCAAGGGCGCACCGTCGATGCGCGCGGCGTCTAGCGCCCGTAGCGCGCCGAGAACGCCACCAAACGGCGGGCGGCTGCTCTCGCCGCGGTTCTCGCGCGCGATGATGGCGAGCGCGACCTTGGTGGCCTCGTGCTGCCGCTTGGCCCGCTCGCGCAGCATGGCCGGCGTCACCGTCTCGACGGGCGCAGCGTCGCGGTACGGCTGCGCATCGAGCGCGTCGACCAGCGCGACCTCGCTGACGTGGTCCTCGAGCAGCTGGCGCACGTCGACGCTAAGTCCGGACCTCTTCATGTCGCGTCGCCCTCGACTCTGGACGTTTGCGCGCGAGGTCTGGACGTTACGCGCGCAGCTCTGGACCTTTGCGGCTTCGCGACGATGACGCGCTCGAGTTCCACGACGCGCACCTCCACGCGGGGACGTTCGCGGTCGACGTGCGTCGCGACGAGCAGCGTCGTGATCTGCGAATCGTCCAGATAGAGCACGCCGTTGAGCGCGTCGAGCACCGTCTTCGCGATGTTGTCGAGATCGCGTCGCCGCTCGTCAGGCAGGTACGCCTCGACGTCGACACGGTAGCGCGCGTGCTTGCTCGGCAACCACGGCCCGCGTGGTCGCGCGGCGAGCGCGTGATAGCGCACGAGCTGCTGATACTGGCGCTGCTTTGCGGGCGTGAAGCGACGCGCGCCCACCGACGCCGCGCGCTGCCACGGAACGACCGGCCCCGGCACCGTGAACGACACGTCGAGATTACACGCCATCGAAGAGCCCCAGCTGTCTTGATGCCATGTCAGTCACTGTTGGCGCAACCGGCGCAGGCTGCGGCGCTATCGGCGCAACGGGGCGCGGCTTGCGCTTCGTGGGCTTCGCTGGCGTCTTGAGCGCGTGCGCCACCCGTCGCCGGATGATCTCGACGTACTCAGCCTCGCGCTCGATGCCGATCGCGTCCACGCCCTCTTCGATGCACGCGAGCAACGTGGTGCCGCTACCGCAGAACGGGTCGAGCACGACGCCACCGGGCGGCGTTATCAGCCGCACCAGCCAGCGCATCAGCGCGATGCTCTTCACCGTGGGATGGCTGTTCGTGCGAGCCGCCGCGCCACGGTTGCGCGGGTTATCGCCGCCCGGTGCGCCAGCGACGCGGCCCTCGTCGCGCTGCTGCGGTTCAAGCTCGGCACAGCCAGCGTCGCGCTCGGAGCGCGAGGGCTTCGCGACATAGAAGAAGCGGGACGCGCCGCCGCCGGGATCTGCGGGCCAAGTGCCGATAGCTGCAGCGCTCTTTTCGTCGTCAAACATTCCGAAGCCTTTGCCGCCGCGTTGACCTACACGCCCGGTCTTCGGCCTCGCGATGTCAGTCTGCTCATCCAGCATCGCCGCAGCCTCTTCGTCAAGCGTTACGTTCGCGGGCCAGCGACCTAGCGATGTGGTCTTCTCAAAGCGGTCGAGGGCACGCTCCTTCATCTTCTCTTCGTTGGCCTTGTGGGGGCGTTGCCATCCTTCGTGCAGTTTTGCGTCTGACTTTAAGAAACGAGACGGATTGCCCATATCCTCACCATCCGTCCCGATTCTGCACCCATCCACGTTGATCGCGCCCGTGCCATGCTTGATCACGTTCGACGCGATGGTGCCGTCGAGAGGCTTGCGCATCAGCCACCAGTCCTCAGCGGCGGGCTTGAGCGCGGTGCCCCAGCCTTGCCATTGGCGAGCGGCTTCGGTGGCTGGAGCGGTGATGGGCACTTCCTTGGGGGGCACTCCTCGCGAGTCGGTATTGGAGGCGTATGTTCCGCCCTTTTCTTCCGTTGTCTGGGCCGCGTTGCCCGTCAGCGTGCGAGTCCCGACTACTTTGCGCTCCGCTCCAGCAGCCTTGTCGATGGCTTTGCTCACGTCGAGGCTCTTCGGGAAGCCCGACCCGTACAGATGAACGACCTTGTCGCGAGGCTGCCAGCCCGCGTCCTCCCACGCCCAGCCCGTCCAGTGTGACGTGCGCGGCAACGCCCACACCAGCGCGTGACCTCCCGGCTTGATGACGCGCAAACACTCGCGCGCAATCTCTGCCATCCACGCGACCCACTCGGTGCGACCGCCCTTGTCTCGGTCCCAATCTTTGTTCATGAACGCGATTCCCGCAGGAGGGTCGGTGACGATCGCGTCCACGCTGCACGCGTCCATCGCGCGTAACGCCTCGAGGCAATCGGCGTGGATGATGCGCGGCGCTTTCATCGCGACCTCCCTCGCAGCTCGCGCTCAGCGTCCTGCGCCTCGTAGTCGGCCCGACGCTGCGCTGCTGCGCGCTCGTACTCCGCGCGCGACTCCGCGGCCTCCTCGCTCGTGCGCCCCCAGTGCGCGCGTTGCCGCGGTGTCCACGTGCGCTCCGAGGTCGCCAGCGATGGATTGCGCTCTATCTGGCAGCGGCCGCACGCGCCTGCGACGAATCCGGGGTGCCGCTTGCACTGCGGCGGTAGCTGACCGGGCATCAGTTTGACGTCCTGTCGGGCCTGATAGACAGCTCGACGGTGATCCGCTCGAGCCGCATCGGGCACCAGCGCGGCGGCGTCGTCGGCGGCTCCGTCGCAAGGTCTAGCGACGCGACGACGATGCGGTCGTCCGACACGGTGCACGCGTGCTCGATCGTCATTGAGTCGACGCCGCGGATATCGGTGCCGAGAAATGGGCACGTCGCGCACCCTTCAAAGATAATCAGCTGCATTTGCGTTGCTCCGCGCGCGCTGGCGCTCGACACCGACGATCTGATTCCCGCTGCTGTTTGAGCCGCGCTTGATGCGCGCACGCCTCGCCGCAGTATTGCAGACGCCGCACGCTGGCGTCGTACGTAAATCGCCGCCGACACGTGGCGCACTGGAGCCGCGCTGGCCCGCGTCCCTTGCGCTGGCGATGCTGCGACGCCGTGATCGACGCTCGCCGCGCGCGATACGCGCACGCAGGCCCGCAGTAGTCGCAGCGGCGCATCGCGACCGGCCGCGTGAACTGCGTGCCGCAACCGACGCACCGACGCGGCAGCTCCTCGCGATACGGCCCCGGCCAGCACGTCGCCGTCCGCGCTGGTAGCGCCGTCCTCGACTGCGGTCGCAATCCCACGGTGCGCCGTTCGCGCGCGATGCGGTCGTGATCGACGCACGCCTCCGCGCTCGCAGGCCAGTGGCGCATGACGCCGCAGCACGCGCAGCGCTCGAGCTCGACGCCCGTTGCGTCGCGTCCTGCCGGCGTCCAGTCGTGCAGCTGCGCCGTCATCGCGCACGCCTCTCGCGCGACGCCGCAGTACGCCTCTCGCGCTGCTTCGCCCAGCGTTCCATCTGCGACGTGCGCGCCGCCTCCCACGCGCACAACGGGCCGCAGAACTCGCAGCGCGTCATCGTCACCGGCCTGCGATACGTCGCCGCGCAGCGCCGACACTCGCGCGACGCCTCGCCCTCGCGATACGGCCCTGCCCAGACGCCCGACGACGGCTGCGGCCTCTTGCGCGCGTACGCCTTGCGCTTGCTGCTGCGCTGAATGCCCGCGCGTCGCGCCGACGTGCACGCATCCTCCGCGAGCGGCCAGTGCGCCATGACGCCGCAATACCGGCAGCGAGAGCGCGGCTCACCGAGGTCGCTGCGGCCCTCGTCGTGCCAGTCGTGCCCGCTCACGACCGCTGCCTCCGCTGCTGCGCGCTATTGGCTGCGCGGAGATTCTCGACGCTGCACACGCGGCAGCACGTCTGGAGACGCGGCCACCGACGAGGACGCCGGAACGACCGCTGACAGGCGCGACACGTCCGCGGCTGCTCCGCGGCGTACGGCCCATCCCACTGGCCCGCGTGCAGAGGCTGCGTCTCGTCCAGCGCGGGGGGCGTGATCTGCGTCCGCACGCACGTCGCGTGAGCCGCGGGCCAGTGGCGCAGCACCGCGCAGCGCGAGCACCGTACGCGCTCGGCACCGTCAGGCAGCTTGCCATCGGGATACCACTGGTGCGGCAGCACGTAGCCCGGCAGCGCATCGTCATCGTCGTCGTCGATCACGACCGCGCCTCCTGCCGCGCACGATACGCCGCAGCGTCGGCGCGATTGCGGTCGAGCATATTATCGCGCGCGCACATGGGGCCGCAGAACGACATGACGCGAAACCTCTTCGGGTGCCGGAACTTGCTGCCGCAGCGCTTGCACGTCGACCAGCGGTTCTTTGCGTACGGCCCGTCCCAGTGCACCGACGCGCCGTTGCCTTGCACGACCGGCTGCGGAGCCGATGTCGTCGCGTGAACGCGGTAGCGCGCGTTGCACAAATACGGGCACGCGTCGCGAGCGCCCGCCCAGTGGCCTAGCATCCCGCAGCGCGCGCATCGCAGACGCGGCTCGCCGTCCTCGCGATAGCCGTCAGCAACGAAGCAATGCGCCGTCATCGCGGGCTTTCGTGGATGCGCGCCCGCATCATCGCAGCAGCCAGCCGCGAGCGAATCTCGCGGACGTGGACGCCGCAACGGTACGCAGCCTCAACGTATAGGTGCTCGTCCAGCGCGCATCCGAGGGATATCTCGCGCGTCAAGACCAGCAGCGCCGTCGTCTGGATGGCGGCGTGGAGCTGGCCGTGGACTTCGTCGTCGTGGCACTCGACCACGTCCAGCCACGCCTGCTCGAGAGCAGAGCCAGCAGGGTCGAGCCTACGTGCAGCATCATCACTCATTGCGTCCTCCCCACCGACGACGGAGCTGCACCAGCACCGGCACCGGCACCTTCTACTCTCCGACCCCGTCGCCGCCCGTCCCCCTCGCCAGCGCCGCCCGCCTCCCCACCAACCGGGTGCGAGGGAGCCGAGCAAGACCCCCCTACCCCCCATCGACTTTGTGGTGAGATCACCACTTCGTCGGAGTCCAGTCGTCGGCGCATGGGGCGCTTCGTTTCTGGCCGGGGGGAGGTGTCTTGCTCAGCGCCTTGCACCCGTCGCCGGTCTGCTCGGTCGCCTTCGCGAAGTGGTGGAGCCCCTACGTCCACCCAGTCAACTCGCGGCTGACTGCCCGCGCCGGTCATACGATACGCCACGCCCGCTGTCAAAAACTTTTTCATGGCTGGTTGAACTCCGGTCCGTTGCCACGCACCCAGCCATTCGCCTCAAGCGCGCTGCACAGCTTTTTAGCTTGTTCAAAGGTGATGTACGTCGTGTCGTATCCGCGCTTCGCCAGTTCACGAGCCTGAGGAGGCGTACACATTCCCTTCCTGTATCTTGCGATTTGCGCGCCGATCACCTGATGCGCTTGCCGCTTCGATAGGTCCGGTGAGCCGATGCCCCACTTCGTCAAAAGCGCGCGCTGCTCGTCAGTCATTCGCACGCCGCCGTCATATTTGGGAATCGGAAGCGCACCGCCGAACTTGCTCGCAAACGGATCGACTTGTCGACTTGCGTATCGCGGCTCGGCGTAAACCTTTGCGTTGCGCCTGCGCGCCTCGTCCTCCTTGCGCCGCCGTTCCAGTTCCTGCGCCGCGCGTTCGGCTTCCTTGCTTTCGCGCTCGGCCTGCGCGTAGGCGCGTTCAAGCGACATTCCTTGATCAGACAGCTCCTGCATCCGCTCCTGCCACCGCTCAGGCAGCGGGTTCTCGCCCATCAACACCTCGACCGGGCTGCACAGCTTGTGCGTCGTGCCGACCATGCCGACGAAGTCGATCACGAGCAGGTTCTCTTTGCCCTCGTGCTTGCGTGTGCCGCGGCCGATGCACTGGGTCATCAACGCACGCGACTTCGTTGGACGTGCAAGCGCCACGCAGCTGGTGTGCGGTGAGTCGAAACCCTCCGTCAAAACCGCGCAATTTACAAGGAATTGCACTTCGCCTGCTTCATATTCGTCCAGAATCCGCTGACGCAATTCGCTGCCCGTTTCGCCATGCACAACCGCAGCTTTTGCCTTCGTGTATGCGGCCAGCACGTCAACCAGCGCCTTCGCGGTCGCGACCGTAGGCGTGAAAACAATCGTCGGACGCTTCCCGGCTTCGCGCACAAGCGGCCCAGCCATTTCGTGCAACACGCGGTCGTTGTTCATCGCTTGCTCAAGGTCGGCGGCAGTTAGGTCGCCGTTGCGCGAGCGGACGCGCGTAATGTCGAGGTGTTCGACGGCGATCTGCTGCGCGATGATGCTCGTCAGATGCCCGCGCTGGATGCCCTCGTAAATGTCCATCCGATACGCGCAGCTATCGAACAGTTCTCCAAGTCCGACCTTGTCGAGACGGTCAGGCGTCGCCGTGACCCCCAGAACTTGCGATGCGTGGAAATGATCGAGGATTTTGCGGTAGGTCGCGCTTGTTGCGTGGTGCGCTTCGTCCACGACAATCGACGTAAAATCCCACGGGTTGAAGCGTTGCAAGCGTTTCGTCATCGACAGCGTCTGCACGCTCGCGACGACGAACGGCTGCGGCATCAGCGACGACGTAGTCTGTCCCGCCATCTCAACGCCAACCTGCGCATCAGGGATCTGCCTCTTCAATCGCGCAACGGCTTGATTCACAAGCTCCTCGCGATGCGCGAGGACAAGCACACGTCCGCCGTGAAGTGCCTGTCTACGCTTCGCCCACTCGCAGAAGATGGTCGTCTTTCCGAGGCCGGTGGCGAGCACGATCAACGTGGACCGCAGCCCCTTCTCGCCGTGTTCGCGCTCGATAGCGGAGACGGCTTCCAATTGATAATCACGAAGCTTCACGGTCATCGCGCACCTCGCTTGCCGTTCCGCGCGTTAGCGCCGTCAACCCGCTGCTGGAAATCTTCGGGGCACAACCAACCAGTCGCGCCGCAGGGGTTGCAATAGACCGGATGCTCGCCGCCCGTGCCATCGCATTCCGAGCAGACCACCCACGGACGCAAGCGTTCCACCGACATTTCGGCTTGCTTGAGCGAACGGCTCAGCGACCAACCATCGAGATCGGCATGGCGCACCAGCGCGCCGTTGGTGATGTTTTTCGATGCGCGCGTGAGGGCCGCGCGATGCTGCCCTGATGCGTTCTTCGCGGCGACGATGGTCGCGACCGTCGCTTCGTATTGCCGCGTCAACAGCGTCCACTTGTAGATCAAGCATCCCGGCACCTCGCGCCCCTGATGGTCGCAGAGCACGGACGGCTTCTCGACCTTCGCGGGCTCAGCGGCGACGTCGTCCTCGAGCTCGGCGTCGTAGCCGTCGAAGCCGTCGTCGTCGGCCTCCTCGTCGGCCACCGGCTGAACAGGCGGAATCGGCTTCGCGGGCTGCTGCGCATCCTCGAAAGCCTTGTCTTTCCGAGCCTTTGCGACTGGCGAATGGCCCGTTGCGACGTGTCCTTTTTCAGTGAGCTTCTTACCGGAACCAGACTCAATCTTGGAAGTGGTAACGGTTTCCACTTCCAGATTTTCCATATTCTGAGCCTGCAATTCGCGGCGAATTGTCGCGGCGAATGGATGGGAGACGCCACAATGCGCAGCGATAGCTCGGTCACCTTTCCCCTTGGATTTTGGATGCCGTAGTGCTGCAATCACAGCCGCGCGCTTATCAGCGTTCGTTCGCGCAAGCCCGCGGTTAGCCGCGCACGCAAGCCATTGCGCGTCTTCGATCGTGCCCTCGCGGATATGCGCGTCGATAGTGCGCTGCCCTCGACGGATTGCGACGGCGTGACGGTGGAAGCCGTCGACCAGCCACAACGAGTTCCCGTCGTCCACGACGTGGATCGGCGGAAATGTCGCACCCGCCTCGGCCGCGTCAAAATACTCGTCCAGCGTGGCCTTGTCGTACAGCGCCTCGCGAATCTGCGTGCCGCCGTCAAGCCGGATGCGCGTGATGTCGACCGTGACAGCAGCCATCAGACACCTGCCTTTCGAGCGAGCAGGAAGGCGCGACGCAGCCACGCGGACGGCGTCAGGTGATCGGCGGCAGCGACCTCTTCAAGCACGACGCGCTCTTCAGGCGTCATCATCATCGAGAACCGCTCCGTGCGTGGATTCTCCACGCGCCGAGCATCTAGGACAGGATTCCGTCGGCGTGACATATTCAACTCCTTTGCGCGTAAAGCGCGCATCGAACGGGAGTCGTATGCATATCACGTTGCGCTGGTATGTCAACGCGCGAGGATAAGAAAAGGACCAGCAGCTGACGCCCTACGTCGCGGGTAGGGAGTCGCGACGGCGTCGAGCTGCTGGTCCGCGTGGTGATTACGCCGCGCACGTCATGAGGTCAATGTCACGGGGTCACTTCTGCGAATTGTGACCCCGGATAGTCACGGCAACCGCCAGAACGCGTTAGCGGTGTCGCCGCAGTCGACGCGCCGCCAGCCTAACCGCAACGCGCGCGCGAGATCGTCGCCGCTCGCAGCGCCCCAGTGCTCCGCGTCGCATCGCCCCGGCCCTCCGCGCTGGACGGCGACGAGTGCGCGAGCATAGAGCCGCTGCAAGCGCGGCGTGCCGCCCTCTGGTAGCGCGCGGATGCGGGCCTGCCGCAGCGAGGGTCGCGACGCGCGGTGCACGGCGCAGTAGCGGCGCGCCATCGATGCGACGCTCATCTCGCCTCGAGCAGCGCGCCGCTCGAGCACGTCGAGGATGGCGGGCCAGTCCTCCGCGCGCGAGCTCTCCGCGACGAGGCAGCGCGCGATGTCGGCGGCGTCGTGCGACGCGGCTGCGGGCGGGTCTTGCGCTTCCGCAACGTCGCAGGCCGAGCACGAGCCGAAGCCCAGCACGCACAGCAGCGCGCCGAGCAGCACGTCATCGAGGATGCGGGTCACGCGTCACCTCCGCGGCCGGTCATGCGTGGCAGGCCATCATCGGAGGCATCGCGATGAGCCCGCCAGGAGGGCAGCGAGATATCGTCGTCCGCACGCGTCGAGAGCAGCGCGGCGATGGCGGCATCGCGCAGCGCGCCGACGACGAGGCG